TACCATACTTTTTCATATTGCTTTTGATAAGAGTAAGACAATGAGTTGAAAGAAATGTTGAGGTGTTATGTCGGCATCGACCATAAACTTTTTTTGAACTTCGAGAATAGCATTCCGGAATTCAGCGGACTTAAGCGTTTCAGCTTTTTGTTTTTCATCCATCTGTCCGAGCTTGAACCTTTGTTCGAGAACCTCAACTTCGTTTTTTACCTTAGCGACTTCCCAGCCTGCTTTACGATCATCCACCAGATTGCGAATTTTCATATTACCAGCTTGTTCAGCTTTGAGCATAGCAGAGGCTTTAAGTCCCTCTATCATAGCTTTGAAGCCTTCATCGTCCAGGGCAGGATTCTTCTTTAATACAGCTGCCTGGAGTTTTGCAACTTCTGTAGCGGCGTGTTTTTGAAGCGTTGAAGCATTTTGAGCTTGAACCTGAGAGCGTGCCAACATTGTTTGATTGGCCAATGGTACCAGATCATTGATTTTGTCCGAGATGACCCCCTGAAAGTTAGCGGGTTTGATATCAGGGAACATAGCGGCCTGAGTCTGATTACCGGGTGAGCCTTGACCGTAGATAAGATGTTTATTTAGTCCAGCGACTTGAAAGCGCTTCATCTGATTTTCCGGTGAGTTGTACTCATTTTGCTGTTGTATCAGCTTTTGATTAGCATCGTTTTGGAACTGTGCGAGAGACATGTTATGGTCTCTTTGTTTGTTCGATTCCGATGATGACACTATCATACCGATTAAGGCAACGACAGCGCCAATAATTGCGCCCCACATTACTCTTCTGTTTTGGGTTTGTGAGAAGCATTGAGATACCGTCCATACATGAACTGGGCGAGTGATTCCAGCATGTCAGGATCTGAGAGGATGGCATTAAGACATCCAACGGCGAGACCGATATCCTTTTGTAGATAGGTCTTGATTGTAGCCGGTGTTAGTTTTTCCGGATCGACACCTTGTGTCGTCGCGGATTGTTTGTTATTGTTTACCATGCTGCAAGATAGTAGCATGGTGTCACTTAGCAAAGTAAATCAAGTACTTACTTTGCTAGCCCCTCCCCAACGGTTCCCCGAGGAACCATCGAAATATTTTTGATATTTCATTAGGAATCAATAATAGGATTTATTATTGATTTTTTTTGTTTAGGACTCGGGTGGGGGAAACCCGAGCCGCTACCACAAGTGCTCTGCGCTCATACCGGGCGTATCGCCTTCGTCGTCGTGCCTCCTCCTCGTGCTGCATGCTCCGACGTGCTCAAGCCATTTGGGTAGCTGGTTTCCCCCCACCGACTACCCCCCTTCCGTCCTGCACTGGCGTGCAATAAAGAAGCCCACCTCCGGAGAAGTGGGCTCTTAGTTTTTAGCTTAGTGTTAAGCTAGTTTTGGGGGGACCTCGCCGGCCCCTCCACCCCCGGCAGATTTGCCATCTTTGGGTTGTGTAAGCACAGGGCCGCCGAGGCGGTCGGCCTCAAGCTTAGCGGCCTCTGCTTTCTTTTTAGCTTCTGCTTTTTCAGCTTCAGCCTTTTTGGTTTTTGATAAACCTTTTTTGAGGTTCTCGACCCTCTCCATCTGGACAGTAATGTCCTCACGGGCGATTTTTTCAAGGTCGCCCATATCATCTTTATAAATACCTTCCTTTTCAACAGGAAGAGATTCCTTACGCATAAAGCGTTTGATGATTTCTCTGAGAGTCATTGACTGCATAGGGACTACGACTTTTTTGACTTTGGTAAAGTCCTGACCGATAACCTTAACGTTGTGTTTGACTTTCATGTTAGTTAAAGTTTAAGGTATTAGGAGTACCGAAGTAAGGGAGTGCGCGTTTAACCGTACACTGATTGTGTACCATTAACCAGAAGTTGTCCTCATCGCCTTGGACGGCGAAGATACGATCCTGAGTAGCACTGTCGAAGCGCACGAATGTCTCGCCAAGTTCAGGCGAGGAAGCGAACTCACGAGTGAGTGTCCAATACAAGAGCGTAGAATGGAATGCACCATGGTTTGTGGGCATGATAGATTTCCAGTCAGCGTATCGCGACTGGTAGCCGAAGAGTGGTAACTGACCATCGCCGTTTTCGGTGAGGTTAACAGCTGACGCGAAGAGCTCAGCTTTGTCGACTTGTTGCTCACCAAGTTTGGCGAACGTAGGCCAGGGATAATCGAGGAATGTACGGCGGCGGAACATACGGGGCATACCCTGATGGTATGATGGCGTGTTCATGAACGAAGCAATACCGATTATGAAACCATGTTCAGCACAGAAATAATTAAACCGGTTAGTGTTACCATATGTGATACCGTGACCCGCAAGGTTTGCGAGCGGTATAGTATCCGTGCCATCATTTGAGTAAGCCGTGGAAACAATCTCCGAAATTTTAACGGGAATACGACCGCCGCCAATGTATTCGGCCCTTTGAAGTCGTGAATCCTGAGGACGCACACCGAAGTGTGCAAGAGTTGATTCGTTGTAGCGAGAACCGCCAATAGCGTTTCTCTCGAGCCATACTTGTAACGCATAAGCAGATCGGAAATCGTTGATTGACACAGCAGAACTATCCAACATAACTTGGTCAATGTTGATCACCTGACCGGGACCAGAACCAGCAGTACCTATACCGGTGTCACCACCGACTAGCGAAGTAGCACTCAGAGCACCAGCTGTCATCGGAGTAACTCCATCTTCATCCAGCATAAGCGTACGATCAAGATAAGATACAGAACCAGTACCAGCGAGAGGCATTAATACTTCTTCACCGCGCTGAGTGAACGGAAGCGCCGAAGTAAAATAATCGTGTTGATAAGACCTTGTTCGAATAGCGAGAAAGTCATACGAACCTGTGATCTCTCCAGACGGAACTGGGAATTCCAAGAAGTCATCAGGAACAAAGTTCCGATCGCGGTAATAATCCATAAAGCATTTTTGATATGCGAGTGCTGGGAGAGCATCGAGATAAATACCAGCGTAACTAGCAGGGTTTGTGTAACCCGGTAAGTCTTCGATGATAGGTACGCCGAGATAATCGAGAAGAGAGGATTCTGCGACAAGCGCAGGACCATTTTCCAGAAGTCCATCCATAGCATAGAACGGCGGTATAGGAGCGGTAACAGGGTCCACACCAACGCCAAGCCTACCGCCTGTAATAAACTCCTCCCATTCCTCCCAAAGGAGGCGATTCGGTACGAAGAAGAAATGAACGTAAAGTTCGATATTATCGTAGATCGGCGCCAGCAGAGGAGCCAGGCGTACTAAGATTTCAGACGAACCACGGAAGTAATCTGAGGGTATAGCCTCAGCGATAAAACAGGGTGTAAGTCGACCCATGCGGGTCGACATGCGTTTGTAATGTCCGAGGTCGAACATTGACTGTCGAGGCTTTACAAGCTCGACGGAATTAAATCCAGCATATTTACTCATAGCTGTAGATTGTCTTTAGATTTTGCGCGAATTTTTTTAGCGAGGATTTTCTCTTGCATCGCGCGATAAGCAAGAGGGTCCTTCATTTTAGCACGGTGCGGGTGTCGAATCCATTCGACCTGCCGCTTGAATAGTTGTTTTTGATCTCTGACTGCGATCCTTACCAGATCGATTTTAGAAAAGATTTTAGTTTTGTAATAGCGAGGCAGATGGCGTTTTACACCATCTACCAACACATAATTTTTGCGATCACTTTTATGCCACTGAATCATGTCTTGTGACAAGTAGTTAGCTCCAAGTCCGGGCTTGCGTGACATCAAGGAGAAAGGAGCAACGCGATTTTTTTTATGTGTCCAGTTCTTATTAACCATGTAGCCAAGACAGTAATTTATTGACAATTGCGTAACATTACCGATATGCACTTGACCGAGCGGCCAACTGGAGCGTACCAGATCGTCAGGAACATCACCGAACAAGAGTATGTGATAGTGAGGCCTATAGGTCGTCGAACCGTATTCACCGACAGCGTAATATCTAATTTTCGCTCCCGCCTTCCGAATACGTTTAAACCACTTTTGTAAGTCAGCCTTACAAAGCTGAGGATTACCATGAGCCCAATGCAAATGAGGATTAGCATAAGTAAGAGTTATAAATTTTTTGACTACATGTAATTTTGCTTCATAGTCCAAGCGAGTTGCCCAATCTGAACGGCGAGTAGCAGCACAGAAGGCACAGGAACCGCATGGAACAACCATATCCTGTTTTGATAAATAGCGAGGCGTGAGACACTGCATTAGAATAGACTTAATTGCGGAAAAGTGTATCTGGTAGGTGATACCTCACCATTATTAACCTGTTGTGTATCCGAGAGTGTTCCCACAGAAGGGGATAAGTCGTCTTCACTAAGGCGCACGTTTGAATGAATTTCTTCATAATCTACCACCACCTCGTTGCATTCTATAGGTGGGGAGGCTTTTACCTTTGCCTTTTTTGTAACCACCTTTTTTGCGGCCACCTTTGCGGCCTTTTTTGAAACTTTTTTTACCATACTTTTTCATATTGCTTTTGATAAGAGTAAGACAATGAGTTGAAAGAAATGTTGAGGTGTTATGTCGGCATCGACCATAAACTTTTTTTGAACTTCGAGAATAGCATTCCGGAAT